CGAGCTGGAGCACCAGCAGCGAGTGGTCAACAGCGCTTGGCGTCAGGTCATGGACAACGGCAAGACCTCGCTGGGCGGCCAGATCGTCATGAAGAAGGGCATGGTCATCCCACAGAACAACAGCTACGAGATCACGCCCAACAAGATCTGGCTGGCCAAGGACGACTTGGACGACGTGCGCCAGGCGTTCAGCGTCTTTGAGTTCAACAGCCACCTGCAGGAGCTGCTGGCCATCGCCCAGGCGGCCATGTCGTTTGCCGACATGGAGACCAGCATGCCCCAGATCATGGGCGGCGAGAAGGGCAGCGCGCCCGAGACCGTCGGCGGCATGGTCATGCTCTACAACAACGCCAACAGCGTGCTGCGCCAGCGCGTGAAGCTCTACGACGACAACGTCACCAAGCCGCACATCGCCCGCTACTACGACTGGAAGATGGCCAACGATCCAGACCCGAAGATCAAGGGCGACTTTGAGATCGACGCCCGTGGCTCCACCGCCCTGATCGAACGCGACATCCAGAACCAGGCCCTGCTGAACCTGGCCAGCATCACCAACAACCCGCGCTACATCCCGCACCTGCGCGAGCGCGAGGAACTGAAGGCGATCCTGAAGGCGTTCAAGGTCAACCCAGAGGAGCTGCTCAAGCCCGAGGACGAGGTCAAGCAGGAGATGGCCGCCCAGGCAGAGCAGGGCGCACCGCAAGACCCCCGCGTGGCCATCGCACAGATGACCATGCAGGCCAAGCAGATGGAGATCGAAGACCGCAAGGAGCAGCGCGCCGCAGAGCTGCAGCTTGCGCAAGAAGACATGATGGTCAAGCGCGAGAACATCGCCTACCAGACCGAGCGCGAGCGCGCCGAGTCCGAGCAGGCCATGGTCGAGCGCCAGTTTGAGCGTGAGATCACGCTGGCCAAGATGGAGTCCGACGGCCAGATGACGCGAGAGGAACTGGCGCGCAAGGAGCGCCTTGAGCTGATCAAGCTCGACGACTCGCGCCAGAAGTTCTCTGCCGAGATGGCGATCAAGACGCGCATGGGCAGCGGCATCTAAATGGCTCTTGCACCAACTATCACAATGCTGGTATTATTCGCCCCGGGTCAGTGCGATTTGCAGTTGCCTGTCCTGTGTAAAGCCATTGATTGGGCACCCCTCACCCGGGTGCCCTTTTTTATTCCCGGAGACCTTGCTTGAAACCCGAAGACTTCCGCAGCGCAACGTGGAAGCGACTGTCGCAGCTCATTGCAGACCGCGTCGATGAGCTACGACAGTTGAACGACAACCCGTCGTTTGGCCCAGAAAAGACAGCCCTGATCCGAGGTGGGATCAGTGAGCTGAACAAGATTCTCAGCCTGGCCGATGAGGCCAGCCTGAGTCCAGCAGTCGACCCTGATGAACTCACCAGCGTCGGCGATCCCGGTCAGCAATGACCAAAAGAGAGACGACCACCGAAATGAACGTACAGGAAAAAACCAACCGGCAAGACGAAGCACAAAAGATCTGGGATCAACTCGACGCAGAAGACTCTGGCCGCGCGCAGCCAGTTTCCGAGAGCAACGATGATCCGCATGAGCAGCAGCCCGCTCAGGCTTACCCCGCTGACCCCGCACCCGCCGCATTGGCCGATGCACCCCAGGGCGGCGACGAGGAAGCACCGTCGGGCGAGCAGGCACTCATGGACAAGATCTCGGGACTTGAGACCATGCTTGGCCAAGTCACGCAACGTCTGCGAAATGCAGAAGGCCACATTGGTGGACTGGGCAGCCAACTGAAGCAACAGGTTCAGGCGGCTCAACAGGTCACCGCGAAGGGCGGCGAAGCACCCACTGCAGGAGAGATCCGCGCAGCGCAAGCCAACCCCGAGAAGATGGACGCCTTGAAACGCGACTACCCAGAGTTCGCGGACGCGATGGAATCGGCGCTCAACGAGCGGCTGAGTGCATTGGAGCAGCGCCTCGCGGCGCAGCAACCCGTGCAGCAGCAGCCCGGCATTGGGCAAGAGGAAATCTCCCGTCTGCGCAGCGAAATGTCAGTCGAGATTCGGCACCCCGGATGGCAAGACCGTGTACAGACGCCTGAGTTTGTTGGCTGGCTACGGCGGCAACCCAGAGAAGTTCAGATGCTCGCGGCGAGCGAAAGCCCGCAAGACGCTGTACGGCTCCTGGACCTGCATAGCGAGGCATCGACTTCAGTCACGTCACAAAGAACGCAGCGCCTGGCGTCTGCTGCAGCGATCCCCTCGGGGCGATCTGGCTCAAACACCCGAGCCAAGGCCGTCGAGGACATGACGCCGCAGGAGTACTGGGCCTACTTGGACCAACTTGACAAGCAAAAGGCTTAATCATGCAAACCTATTCCCTCGTTCCTTCGCGGAACCTCATCATGGCCGAGCGCGAGATGCTCAAGCACGCCATGCCCATCAAAGTGTTGAGCACCTTCGGCACCCAGAAGCAGATCCCTCAGAACAAGACTGACACCGTGGTGTTCCGTCGCGCTCTGCCGATCGACGCTGGCACCAACGGCGCTCCTTCCATCACCACCAGCAACTACCTGCTGCAAGAAGGCGTCACGCCTGGCTCGCGCACCATCAGCTACCAAGACGTGCAGGTCACCCTGCAGCAGTACGGCGTGCTGATGAAGCTGTCGAGCAAGGCCGAATCCATGTACGAGGACGACATCCCCGGCGACATGGTCAAGCTGGTCGGCGAGCACATGGCCTCCATCGAAGAGTTGATCTCTTACGGTGTGGTCCGTGGCGGCACCAACGTGGTCTACGCAAACGGCACTGCCCGCACTGCCGTGAACACGACCATCACGCTGAACAAGCTGCGTCAAGCCGCCCGTCAACTGGAAAGCGCACACGCTCAACTGGTGACCGAGAAGCTGGCCTCTTCGGTCAACTTCGGCACTGCCCCTGTGGAACCTGGCTACTTGGTGTTCATCCACACCGACATGGAAGCCGACGTTCGTAACCTGGCTGGCTTCGTGCCCGTCGCTCGCTACGGCTCGCAAAAGCCCGTGCACGAGCGTGAAGTCGGTTCGGTCGAGCGCTTCCGCATCGTGACCAGCCCCTACTTCAAGCCCTTCTTGGCTGCAGGCGGCACGGTCACTGCTGGCGCTTTCCTGTCCAACGGTGGCACCACCGGCACCACGGCTGACGTGTACCCCCTGATGGTGGTCGCACAAGAGGCCTGGGGCCAGGTTGCACTGAAGGGCATGAACGCCATTCAGCCGATCTATCTGCCCGCAAAGCAGATCACTCACGCCAACCCGATGGGTCAGTTCGGTTACGTCGGTGCCAACTTCTACAAGAACGCTGTGCGCCTGAACGAAAACTGGATGGTCCGCATCGAAAGCGCCGCCTCCGGCCTGTGATGACTGGGGGCTTCGGCCCCCGTCTTCCATTTCCTCTTCTTTTAAGGACTTGAATCATGTCTGACAACCAATCCCTCAACCGTGGTTTGACCATGGCCCTCAACAGCGGCGCTCTGGCCGAAGGCACTAACGCCAACACCATCCAGATCGCTGCTGCCATCAACTACGTCATCGACGGCCAGTTCTACAGCAAGGCCATCACTGACAACGTCGCCATCAGCTATGCCGGTTCGTCCGTGTACCAAGCTGCTGCCGGTGGCATCCAGGCCGTCAACGGTGGCTTCACCGGCGGCGTCAACGGTTCGACCCGCGTCTACGGCATCTTCTTGAATGCCGCTGGTACTGTGTCAATCCTGCCTGGCCCGATCGTGGACAGCGCCGAGCTGGCCGCTGGCCGCATCGCCCTGCAGTGGCCCGACGCTCCTGCTGGCGTGTGCCCCATCGGTGGTCTGCGCATTGCGCTGACCGCTGGCACGGCCTTCACGCCTGGTGGAACTGATCTGAGCGCCTCCGGCGTGACCGACACGTTCTACAACCTGGCTGACATGCCTGCCAACCCGCTGACTGCCTAAGTCGGCAAGGGGCTGCCTTCGGGCGGCCCCGCCCGAATTCCCTTTCTTGGAGACCTGACCCATGACCAACCCAACCAGCCGCGTGAATAGCTACGAACGCAAGAAGAGTGTGGACTCAAACGAAGTTGACATCGTCAACGGCGTGCAGTCCCTGGCCGAGGCAACTGATGCCAAGGGCGTGCAGATCGACACCGACCGTGTCATCAGCACCGACCAGATCGACCAAGAGGTCTTCATGCGCGACGAGCTTGAGGTGTTCTTCAACGAGCCCGTCAATGAGAACGAGGCGTCCTTCGTTGAAGTCAACGTCAACGGCGACTACCGCATGGTGGTGCGCGGCAACACTGCAATCCTCCGCAGGTATCACGTTGCTGTATTGGCGAACGCCAAGCAGTCGCGTGTGCGCCAGAAGAAGATCGTGCAACCGGATGGCAGCATGGGTTTCCAAGAAGAAAACGTCTTGTCGCTGACGTACCCCTTCCAGGTGATGCACGACCCGCATCCGAAGCAGGGCGTGCCATGGCTGCGTCAACTCCTCCAGCAACCTGCCTAAGTAAGCCATGAACTACCTGCAGCTCGTTCAACGCCTCCGACAGGAGTGTGCCGTCAGTGGCACAGGACCGACCACGGTCCTCAATCAAACAGGCATGGCCGGGCTGCTGGTGAACTGGATCGACGCTGCGTGGGTGGAGATCCAAGGCCTGCACAACAACTGGAACTGGATGCGCGAGCCTTTCACGTTTGAGACTGCGGTCGGTGTGGGCGACTACTTGCCCGCCGCGATCACCAACACGCTGACCGGCAACCTGATGACCGACCTGCGCTTCTGGCACAAGGAGACCTTCCGCGCCCAGAAGAAGTCCATCGGCGTGCAGGACGAGCAGTGGCTGGTCGAGTGGGAGTACCAGATCTTCCGCAACACCTACCGCTTCAACCTCCAGGTCAACGGTCGCCCCGTGGTCTTCGCTGAGAAGCCCAACGGCCGGGCCGTCATGCTTGGCTCGCTGCCTGATGATGTCTACAAGATCATGGGCGAGTACCAGACCAAGGCGACAAACCTGGTGGCGGACACCGACGTGCCCGAGATGCCAGAGGCCTACCACCTGATGATCGTCTACAAGGCGATGCAGTCGTATGGCTTGTACGAGGCGGCACCCGAAGTGCTCAGCCGTGGCCAGATCGAATACCAGAAGCTGCTGACGCAGATTGAGCGCGAGCAGATCCCAGACGTCTACCTTGGACAGCCTTTGGCTTAAGGCGGCTCAAGCATGGCGATGGATCAACTCCCACAGGTTCGATACGACCAGATCCGCATGGTGGGCGGGCTGGACCAGATCACCCCCACACTGTCGCTACCGCCTGGCGTTGTCCGGCGCGCAGCGAACTTTGAGTGCTCCCTGAACGGCGGCTACACCCGCATCGCAGGCTACGAGCGCTTCGACGGCAGGCCCAACCCATCCGACGCCCGCTACAACGTGCTGACCTGCACGCTGACCGGCGCTGTCGCGGTGGGCAACACCGTAACCGGCTACACCTCCGCAGCCACCGGCAAGGTCATCGCGGTGGACGGCGGCAACGTCGTGATTACCCGCGAGACTGGCAC